TGGCAGAACAATGGCGGGCATATCACTTCTCCTTTGTGATGGCCGCCGGGGTGGTGGCCTTGATGGTGCGGTGCTTGGCTGGCCTTGGGATGCCGGTCAAGTTCGGGGGGTACTTCGTCAGCACCTCTTGGGCGTCGGGGTCGACCGCCGTTGCTACGACGTCGTACTCGTGGCCGGTCGAAAGATCGCGGCACCTGACAAAGTTGATGAAGGCCATGAGGTTTCCTTTCAGGAGGCTCTACGTTGGCGGGCTTTTATGGCTGTCGGTGCGTCGCCGCGGCGGACGTTCTCAAGATGTGTCACCGCTTCGAGGTGGGTCGGGCGGCAACATGCCCGGACCCGGCACAGGTGGTCGAGTTCCAGACCATCGGGGATCGGACTAACCAAGGCTTCGTAGGCGTAGCGATGCGTCCCGATCCTGACTGGGTTGAGCCGTGGACCATAGGCCCAGAATCCGTAGCCGTTATCCGTACAGCAACCGGTCCAGATCCAGCACGGCCCGAGGTGCGGCGCATAGTCGGGTATCGGCCCGTCCTTGTCGACCTTGGCCCAGAACAGTTCTTCGGAAGTCGGGCGGACGTAGTTCACGTCACCGTGGAAGTACCAGGCTGAGTAGTGCCTGTTGCACCACGTCTTGTGATAGGCGGGTCGCTCACATCCGAGGAGGGTGCAGACCGTCACGATCACTCGCGGCACCAGATCGAAACTGCCTGTTCGCTTCTGCCGCTGGTAGTGCATGTAGCACATCGTGTTGACGACGCGCCCGGTGCGCTCGCATCCGGGTAGTGAGCAGGTACCGTTAGCCATATCGAACTCCAATCCAGTTCGGTCACGCCCCCGGCCGATGTCATTCGGTGCGGGGGTCTTGCGTTCATTCTAGCGGTTTTTGACTACGCAGGAACGCTATAGAAGCCCCACACCGTGCTCGCGTAGATCGGCTTGGCTGGGACGTCGTTGTCAACACGCTGGTCTGCAGACGACAACGGCTTGATGCCAGTCAGCGTGCGGCCCGCGACGACCAGCCGGACGTCCAGCAGGGCCGTGCGGACCCACTCAGACAGGAGGCGGACCTGATCGGCGTTCGTACCCACGACGGTGGTCTGGAACTCGTGGTCGGCCGTGGACGTGTGCCCGCTGGCCCGGTCGGAGTCCTCTGCTCGTGGCGATCCGGTGAACAGCACCAGATACGGGAACACCGGGGAGTCGGGGACCTTCGTGTCGTAGACGGTCAGGTTCGGCAGGGCCAGCGCGCCGAGAATGGCGGTCGCTGTGGCCCGGATCACAGGATCTTCCCAACAGCCTTGAGCAGCATCGCTTCTACGATCTTGCCCTCAGCCTCAAGCGGCGCGGCGTAGTCCCACTGCGGACCCATCGTGGACGTGCCGTGAGCCGCAATGAAGGCGAGAGAACCGGCGGCCTTGCCGATCTCTGGGCCGATCTCCGACTCGATACCAAGCGCGGTGATCTTGGTCGTGAACGTGATCGATGGTGCCACGGCCTTGAAGTGCGGGCTCTTGCCGATGTCGGAGGCCATCTGCTTCTTGATCTTCATGGAGCCGACTTGGATGATCGCGCGAACCTCCGCGCCAACAGTCAGTTCGGACTTGCGGAGGTCGCCCGCGAGTTGGGTGAACTCGGTTAGGTCCAGGCTCATTTCAGCCATCAGGCGTCTCTCCCATCCGGTCACGGATCACGGAGTCCTCTGCGAAACGCAACAGGCCAAGCGCCTCGACAAGAGAGAGTTCGTCGCCTGACGCGTCCTCGGCCACGACGTAGATGATGCTTCGCTCGTCGGTCAAGACGTGGGTGATGGTGACTGTGGCAATGACCATCTCTGACGGCTCGTTGTCGCTCATGCGATCACTTCTTCGCAGATCAGCCGGCGCATCGTCGCGTGGCTCTTGGTCGTCAGCGAAGTCACTGTGAGCGTCCGGCCGACGAGCGCAGGGTCGAGGGTCGCCACAGTCACGCGCACCCGGTCATTGACCGCATAGGCAGTCGCGTCGATGGGCAGCTGGACGACGTGGCCCACGATGACGAACTGGTGCTCGCCAGCGTTCGGAGAGCCCGCCTGCGTGCCGACGTCCTGCGCCCGACACTTGCCCGTGTAGACGGGCGTGTAGGTCGTCTCCATCTGGCCGGTGGTCACGTTCAGGACAGGCTCGCCGACAGGGCGGTCGATGACACAAGCGTCGACCATCATGCTTTCCGCCTGAGCCCGCAACTCGGGAAGCGCCGCTGCGATGTCGTCGCCGAGCATGGTCAGTACCCAGCGTCCGGGTAGCCGCCCTCGAAGATCGGGTAGCCTGCGATGTTAACCCCACATGAGCAGTACGTGCCTCCGAAGTTGAGGGAGCACCAAGGCAGGTGCAGCGAGCAGAACCCTGCTGTGTCAACAGAGAACACGCCCGTCGTCGGGTCTGTGAGCCCCAATAGCGTCCACCACTCGTCAAGGATCGTGATACGGCCCTTGCCCGAGCGGTACGTCCGCGACGTGCTCCCGTCGTCCACTGAGATCGAGACCTGCGTGGCATCGTCCGGGCGCTGAACGTGTGCCACCACGGCCTGTCGAACCACGTAGTCCAGTTTCGCCGCGTCGATCGCTGTGACGATGCCGAGCTCAGCCTTGCGGGCCTCGATCAGCATCGTTGCGTCCGAGATCCACATGGACCACTGCGCGGACTGCGTTGAGTCAGAGAGAGGGTCGGTCACGCCTAGCGCGGTCGCGATCATCAAAGTCGTCACTGCCATGACCGACCCCTCCTCGTCACTTGGACTTGCTGGCAGTGGCCTTCTTGGCCACCGTCTTCTTGACTGGAGCGTTCGTCGTCCCGGACGCTGCGTAGCCCTGAGTAAGCAGGGTCTTCGCCCGCTCGGCCGAGACGTTCACGATCACCCCGTTCGGAGCGGTCAGGCGAACCATCACGCCACCGCGTCCTCGATCACGGCGAACTGGTCGGCGAAGACATACCAGGCGTAGACGACCTCCGCGCGGAACAGCACTTCGTTGTGGCCCGCCAGGTCGCGCCCAGTGTTGTCCGGGTCACCGAACTCCAACATCCGGAAGGGGAACGTCTTCTGGACGCCCCAACGAATGCCCTGTTCGTAGTTGCCGATGATCGCGCGGACCTTGTTGTCCGCGACGGCACCATCGACCGGCTTGCCGGAGACGGTGCTCGACACCGAGGCGCGCAAGCCATCGAAGCCCGAGACGTCGACGCCAAGACCGAGTTCGGGGAACTTCTTCCGACCATCCGCGAAACGAGCGGTCGAGAGGGTCCAGGCATAGGTCGGGTCCAGAGCCACACCAGTCGGACGGTAACCATCGCCGATGACCAGTCCGGCCGCCGCCTCGAAATCGAGGTCCGGCGCCGAGACAGCCGTGATCTCAACACGGTTGGTGGTCGTGTTCAGGTAGTTCGTCCACGCCGCGATCGCGGTACCTGTGCGCGGGTTCAGCCGGTAGTAGGCACCCAGGTCCAGAGCGCGACCGAGAGCCCGAGCGCACTTCTCCTCGAACTTGTTGAGGATGCCGAGCTGGTAGTCCTCATCTGCGATCTTGAACTCATCGCTCGTGCGGAAGTTGACGACCGCCTTGTGGGGAACGGCGATGACGGAGCCGGGGGCTGCACCGTCTTCGGTCTTGGCTGCCGACTGCTCGACGAACTCGGCTGTCAGTTCATCGTCGAACGTGACGATGGTGACGTTGCCGAAGCGCATCGGCTCCTGGCCGGAGAGTGCGGCGATGGTGCCGCTGGTCTTGGTCTTCTCGACGATCCCGTCCACGATCTGCGTGGGGAGGGTGACGTCGCTGGTGGTCAAAGCGGCCACGGTGACACCTCTTTCATGGGTTGGTCAGTCGGTCGCGGTGAGTTCCCGCAGGAACTCACGCTTCGGGTCCGACTTGGATGATTGGGGGTTGTTCCCCTCACGGGGCACGAAATTGCCATGCTTCTTCGACGCCGCGACGTCTTCGACCCCACGGGCCATCAGTCGCTCAACCTGCTTCAGCAGTACCTCGGGGTCGGACGCGGTCAGAAACAGCTCAGCGTCCTCAGCGGGGATCTTGTGCAACGCCACGAGGTGAACCCGCAACGCCTCAGAGACCTTCGCCGGGATCTTGGCGACCTCAGCATCAGCAGAGGCGAGCCGGTCGGCGGCCTTCTGCTCGGTGGTCTTCTGGGCCTCTTTGATCGTCGCCAGTTCAGCGGCGGCGGCCTTGAGTGCCTTGACGTCGGAGTCTGTGACTCCGTAGCGCCTGTGCTCCGCAAGGAACTTGTTGACCTGTTCCTGCGTGAAAGTCTCCCCGGCCGTGTCCGTCGTGGTGCTGGCGGTCGTGTCGGTGGTTGTGCTGTCCGCGGTGGTGGTCGCGTCGTCGGGCATGGTGCTCCTCCGTGTGGAGTGGGTGGTTCCCGGCTTTGAGCGCAGCCGTTGCGCTTGACCCTGTGAGGGGTTGTCTGTTGGGTCAGGGCATCGACGCGAGGTAGTCGCGGAGTTGCTGACGTTGCTTCGGAGTGCGGGTCTTCTGTGATGCGACGTACTGCATGACGCTGGCCTCTTCGCCCGGCTGCCCCTGGAACACGGGAACGGCGCTGCATCCGCAGTGCGGGTGGGATGCGAACCGGGCAGTGGACTCTTTGTAGACCGCGCCACGACCGGCGAGCATCCGGCAGAACTTGCATCCGGCAGAAGCGACGCGCTGCCACCCCGTAGCCTCGGGGTCTCTGCGGCGGTTCGTGGTGATCGTGTCGCGGAACGGTCGAGCCGTCTCCAGTTGCACCACCTCGCCAATGCGAGACGTTGCGAGCAGCAGATCCGGAACCTCCGCGAGGAGCGGCTGAACGGACCACAGGATGCCCGTGCGGATCTTCTCTTCGCCCTGAGGATGACCCCAGCGCAGGTTCACCACAGGGTCGGCGCGGAACCTGCCAGGAGCGGCAGCGTCCTCGCGCAAGTCGTCGTAGTAGTCCGCAGCCAGAGCTGACGAACCATCCGAGTAGTACGCGATGGTCGACGGGATCACGTCGAACAGGGCCTGTCGGGTCTGTGCGGCGTCCTGCGACACGAGTTGTGACGCCTCGGTCACCGCGGCACTCGTGACAGCCACAAGGGCTAGACGTGCCTGGCTAGGCGACAGTGCTGCCATTGCCCAGCGATGCCAACACCGCACGACCAGCAGCGCGGCGCTTGTCCGCCATCGCGCGGGTGATCTGCTGAGCGTCGAGGCCGAGAAGTTCCAGTCCGACCTCCGTCTCGGCAAGCCATGGGATCGAAGCGAGCTGCTTGGCACCGGCGTCGGCCTGAGCCGCACGGGACAGGTAGACCGGGGAGCGCCACTTCGTGTCGATGGTCGCCCACTCGGGCGGGATCGCATCCAGCCCATTGGCGATGGCGAGCGCTCGCATCTGAGTGCGGCGGATGGCCGGCGCCCAGTCATCCGTAGCACCCTCAGCCTCGGCGATCAGATCCTCACGGGAAGCGATGTAGGAGTCAGCCGACGTCGGGTTCGACATGTCGGTAACGCCGAGCGACGTCAGCGGGATCGACGTCTCACCCGAGAAGAGCTGTGCCTGCTGCTTGAGCGACATGATGTGCGGTTCGGGCGAGGATGCGGGAAACTGCTTGGCGTCGGCGCGCGGCGTGGTGGCGTCCTCGTCGTCGGGGATTCCTTTGATGCGCCCCATGACAACCTGCCAGGACGCCTTCTGCGACCCGTCAGCGTTCTTGAAGATCGACTCGTCCGCGCCGAACATCCACAGATCCGGGATTGTGTAGACGTCGTTGTGCGCCTCCATGCGGATCACGGTTCGCAGTGCCTGGTCGTGCAGGCTCATCACAGGCCGAGAAATGCGCGAGGAACCGAATGGGCGGCCCACGCGCGGCTTGTAGACCAGCGGCTCAGCAGGGACGCCCCACGGGTGCTCAGAGCGCTCTACGGTCCACTTCCCACCATCCTTGTCGGCCGTGATCGTGAGTCCGTCTAGGTACAGCGCCAGTGAGGTCGGGTTCCTGTTCTCGTCGCGGTCCATGATCGACAGCAGGTTCGACAGGCGCCGGCGGCGGGCGTCGAACTCGCCCGTCGCGGACATCGCATCCTTGACGTGAACCAACGACTCTGGCTCACCCTTGGACGTGTCGCCGCGGGTGTTCACAAGAAATGACGTGGCGTGGATCAGCGACGAGACCAGTCCCGACGAAATCTGCGAACCGAAGTCGTTTCCTTCCCAAACCTCGCGGCCGCCAATGGAGTTCAGGTCGCCGTCAGGCCATACGAAGTTGTCGAGGTTGCAACGACGGGCCAGGATGTCGACAGCCTTCGCGGACCAGCCGAGCACGATCCCCAGCATGTAGTACTGCGGCGGGATGATCGTGCCAACCTGACGGATGGCGTGCCTCCCGTCGTAGTACGACGCCCGCAGGTGGTTCCGTCGATGCTTCGCGTCCAACTGCTCCAGCAGCATGTTCAGCGTGCGGCCTTCGTCGTCAGAGACGTTCGGCAGGTTGATCGCGTTGTAGGTCATAGGACCGTCGCCCTCCTGCCTTGAGTTGAGCGGCCTCCGCGGCCAGGTTTCTTTACGGTCGAGTTCTTGGCGCCCCACAGCGCGAGCGTTTCTGCGACCACGGGTGTGATGTCTGAGTTGGCGTCCTTGCGGTTCCAACCCCACGCCCCACCGATGGGCCTCTTGCGAGCAACCGACAGAGCGACGTTCACCTGCGGCTGGTCCGTGTGCCACAGCCACGCGGACATGATGCCGTCGAAGTACCAGCTGCACGCGATGGCCATATCCCGGCCCTCGTTCGTCGACAGCGTGACCTCGATGTTCGTCCCGATCAGGTAGTTCCGTCCGCGGCGCTTCTCCACCAGCCCAGACAGCTCATCGACCACCACGGCGTGAATCGTGTTGCGCTCACAACGCGCCACAACCCAGCCGGGAACCCAGTCGACTCCGGTTCGATGCTCGTCAAGCTCCACATGCCATTCGCCGTCCGCGCGCTGACCGGACAAACCCACGGCGGCGGTTGAGCGATCCGGCGAGACGTCGATCCCCAGTGTCAGCCGCTCGATGGCCATTGACGCAGCGTCGGCGCGCAAGCCCCACGACTTCGAGTCGATGACAGCCGGGCTCGAGGTCGCATCCCAGATACCCAGTCCCTCACGGCGGAACGAGTCGTCGTCCGTCAGGTTCTCCCGCATCCGCTCCATCGACTCGACGGGCGTGCGGCGCGGGAACGACGGATTGGCTTTCACCCACTGCTGACGGTCGTCAGAGTCGGCGTCGGGGTCCGCGCTGAACTCGACATAGACCATGTTGTGAGACTTGCCGGACAGCGCCTTCGCCCGGCGGTTTGTAAACTCCTCGCCGGGGTCTGTCGGACGCGGCGGGGTGCCGATGAAAAACAACAGCGCAGCCGACGCCTGCCGGGACTGGTTCGCAGCGGGCACGATGTCCTCAAGCGCCTTCTCCGTCAGGATCTGCGCCTCGTCAAACACCTCGACGTCGACCTCATCGAAGCCACGACCGAAACCTTGCTCGCGGGCGCCGAACATGATGACCGACCCGTTACGGAAGCGGATCTCCTGCTCGCCGTTCGCAGTGCGGATGCCCTCGACATGAGGCCACACCTTCTTACGCTTCACCATCCCCTGAAGGGTCTGGAACGTCCTAGTGGCCGTCCGCGTCCGGTGCGCCGTCCACACCACCGTCATGCCGGGGAAGATGATGCACAGCGCGACAACGATCATGCCGACAAGGAACGTCTTGCCGACCTGCCGAGGGATGCTCAGAACAACGCCGCCGACAGTGGCCGCGTACTTCCCATCCTTGCGCTTCCCGAGAGCGACACTGCCGATCCCGTGTTGCCACGGATCGAAGCTCACACCCATGTCCTCGCACTGAGCAACGATCCGGGGCCATGCCGTCGTGACGATCCCCTTCGGGATGATGACGTGCCGGGCAGCCTCAGATAGCCGAGGCGTCGAAGGCTTCGTCTTGAGCGTCGTCACGCTTCGTCGCCTCCTGCTCGGATCGGGCGTCCAGCGCCTCGATGTCGTGGACCAACTCCATGAGTCGCTTCGTCAGGGACGACAGGTCGCGCGCCGCCGTGTTCTTGCTCTCGACGTCCAAAGCGACTCGGTCCCGCATTGCCACCAGCAACTCACGAGTGGTCCCATCCGCCGCGGCCTGCGTGATCGTCTTCGGCTTTACCGGAGCCGGCGGCCTCTCATCCTTGGCCACGGCACGCAGAGGTGCCTTGCGAACAGCAGCCATAGGGGGGTCACCGCCTTCGTGGAAAAAGAACCGGGGAGAGATGACG